CCCCCCCGATATTACCAAGACCACCACCAACACTAAACAAAGTTTGTCCTAATGCACCAGCAGATTCTGATGCTTGACCTGGTTTATTTATGACATTATAAAGAAAAGCAATTCCTAATCCTACAGCAGCAATCGGTAAAATTTTAGTTAATACGCTGGTAATTACCATTATTCTAGTTAATCCTTTGAGTAAATATATTTTTCCCCTTTACACGTAGGGCAATCATGTAAACTAAACTTCTCAAGACCGCTAGCTCCAACATCATTAGTAATTACTTGGCCCATTGGTAAATAAGGAAATTCTGTATCTTGACAAGTCTTACAAGGTTGATTGATCTGCTGTTTTCTCGGGTGTTGCATTGTTCCCTTGTTTGCTGGTGAATTTTTCCACAATTGATTTAATTGCATCTGGGTTGGACTTAACATAGTTTTCAATAAATGATATAGCATTTTTATTCTTTAAAAGTGGTCTTATTGATGCTGGAAGCTGCGGAGCTATCTGGTCGATAACACTAGCTATTGCACTAAATGGATCTGCAGCTTCATCTGCAGATACAGAGATGGTTTTTTTAGCCTGGTTAACTCTACCTGTTAAACGCTTATTGGTTGTTTCCAATTCTGTGATGTAAGTATCGTATTGTCTTTTAATTTTTTGAGAGATTGGTGCATTTCGTGTGATGTTCCTAGTAGTAACAACGGCACACAAGCCACCAAATACAACACAAGCCACGATAATATAGGGTAAGAGCTGCTCATACATACTAAATACCCTACATTTACTTAATATTTACCTATATCTCTCTTAAATAGACCCCCACACACCTGTATTTCCACTAGCTTCTAAGCGTGTGTGTTTTTTTGTGTGGACATTAAAAACAATGAAAAAAAATACAAAATCGACTACGAAAGGACATACATGTCCGTTCGTTAACATGTTAATGTTAATGATGTATTTGAATGTGATGAAAAAAAATACAAAATCGACCACAAGGTTTTTAAAAAAAGAAAATAAAAGAAATATAATGACTTATGAAAACAAAATTTGCAGTAGATGCACCAGGAGAACATATTGTATAATATTTGGAACTATACAATATTGTGATGCTTGTTTTGAAGCTGTAATGAATGACCCCGACTCAAAACCAATCATGGAACAACTGTTGAAAAACTATGGCACGAATTAGATCAATCACTTACGAAATGAATAAAAACTTTTGTGGGAATTGTGGCATAATTTTATCAAAAAGATTAGATATTTTTGATCGTTGTCCAAAGTGCAAGGAAGTAATTGAAGCTTGAATCTAAATAATGAATTATTTAGATGTCCTGAATGTGATTACTTTTTTGAGATAAAACACCCTTTCCAAAAAGTAAGGTGTGATAACTGTAAGGTCCTTTTTGATTGGACATGATTAGACAATCAATATGTAGAAAAAGCGGAAAGAGCTATTCTAGAAAACACATTTTTAGAATTAGCCATTGTTCAAAAGATGGTATAGCCCTATGCTGTTTCTGTCAAATACCCTGGATCAATCAATAGTATCTATAGTATGTCAAAACACATACTATTCATACCTTTTTTTTATTTAATTTGAATACCTGTATAGACTGCACCATAAACTGGATCTGCTCTCATTGTGATATAATTAGTATTATTAATCATAATTTTAGTTGGTATTGAATTGTTACTTGTAGTAGTATGCCATTGGAAAATTGGTTGAGGGTTTGCACCATCATCTAAATCTGTCCAATGAGTATATACTAAAGCTTGTGTTACACAAACTTCAACTGTTAAAGCAGGGATAAAACTAAACGCGGTATTAACTGCACCAATACCATTTACAATATCACCAGATACCATTAGAAACCAATTTCCCAGCCAATAATATCTTCTACCTTTCCACGAACCAATTTAATTTTGTTAATTATGTGATCTTTCCCTTCATGGTCCTTAACACTCCATGCCTTTTGAGGAACTGAATTCCAACATATTTGACAACGGCAAGCTTCACAATTTTGTATAGGGTGTGATTTCATAACATTATTTTTTTCACAGATGCATGGTATAGATTCCCACAATGCCACATCTTTACTATTTTCTATTCTAAATGGTATTTTTTTTTCAGTTTTTAATTTCATGTTTAAGCCCCCACGACAATTCTAGCATACATATTTGAATTAGCTAATTCAGTCAAACTTGTAGAAAGTGATCCACCCTCACCTACTGCATTAGAATGAACGTGAGCTGATACCCCTGTACTTCCGCCACCCCCACCAAACGACAAATTAAAGACCCACCAATGGTTTTGATTTTGGCATAGCAGCCATCTGACCCGAGATGATTGTAGGGCCTGCAGCTCCTGGTTGAACGGTTACTGAAACAATATTCATATTTGAAAATGAACGAAAGTTTGAAGATGGTAAATTAATCATAGGACCAACTGAAGAATTTAATCTATAACTAGCGGCATTTGCTGCATCTTGGTTTTCAATTTGCAAACTTATTGCAATTGCATTAAACTCTGTTGGAAATGTAATAATTCTTAAAACTCCTGGAGCTGCTGCAGGTATTGAAATTAAAACAGGAAATGATTCTATTTGTGTATCTGCAGGTTTTGTTAAGACTTCAAATCCTTGAATGACTGTAGGCATTTTTTAAAAACCCCTAGAACATGTTTGCGTATTTTATAATAAATTGATAAGCTTGAAGACCTCCACCAAGTATTGTCTGTGCTGATGAGTAACTTAATTGTTTTCCACCTGCACCACCAGCTACAGAAATATTGAGCGGACCTGGTACGGTTCTACCTGCACTCGCAGGGTCTGAGTTTGCAGAGAAGAAGGTAGGACCTGCTTCTAAATTATTAATGAAAAGTCTAGTTTGAAATTGTACTGTTGTTAATGGTTGAACTGCATTTACAAAATCTATAATTGAATTATCTTTGTTTAATTGTTGTACTGATAAACCTGTAACATCATCTGTTGCTAATGCAAAAACATTGATTGCTGCTGCTGGTGCTGCTCTTGTGTATTGTCTCATAATTGGTACAGCCATCTATAATACCTCCATTGCTGGGGCTACATTACTGTTTCCCCCTGCTTGACCGGCTACCATTGGTAATACCATAGCTCCTAAAACTCCCTCTATACCTCCCATAGCATAACCGCCTATTGGACCGGCATACCTGGATATCGCAGAATTTGGCATTATCATTGAAAATATTGCGGTTGCTATTGCAGCTCCCCCAACTCCTAATGCAACTTTCTTAAGTGTACTAGATGAGGTAATAGATTTTAAGCCTTTCACAGATTTACTTCTACGCTTGACTTTATTAGCTTTTCGTTTAAGACCTGTATATGCACGTCTAGCAGTTTTTCTTCTACCGCCTTTTTTTGTAGATGATTTTTTACTTTTAGGTTTATTTCTTAAAGCCTTCATTTTTCGACCCCATGCTTTAGCAGCAGCAGATCCTTTTTTCATTTTAGCCATATCTTGTTGACCTTCCTGCAGCTCTTGAACTATAACTACTTGATGATGGACTTGATGATGTTGTAGTCTGTGAGAATCCACCTGGACTTAAACCGCCTGATGTTGTGGCATTAGCTGCAGAAGTGTAACCGCTTGATGAATGTGTAACTGTACTACCTGCTGGACTTGTTGGTGTGACCCCTGGTTGATCTGATGCACTATTAACTACTGGGTCGGTTCTTGTTGTGTTTGAAGCTGTATCTGCATTTTCCTGAAATATTGCATCTGGAGAATTATCCCCATAAAATAAAGTCTTTAAAGTAAATAATGGGTCTAATAATTTTGCTGACCCTGTACCAATACCTGATAAAAAGTCATTAATTCCCCCCCCGATATTACCAAGACCACCACCAACACTAAACAAAGTTTGTCCTAATGCACCAGCAGATTCTGATGCTTGACCTGGTTTATTTATGACATTATAAAGAAAAGCAATTCCTAATCCTACAGC